ACCATCACAAACAGAGATACCAAGAAAACCACACATCTCCCACACAGATAATATGTATATCCAGCCCCACCCGGCTCGGCACATACCCGGTTGCGACAGACCGAACAAGTGTTCCCCCCATGCGGTTATTCCATAATAATAGGGGTATGGTGCTCCCAAACATCTGTTCGATAGAACAATACCCCACCCCATCGAGTAAACCCCGACCACCTGACAGGGTTGGGGTCTAGTCTTCGCCTAGTTTGTTTTTGGGGTTGGGTTGGTTGGTTGGTTGATAATTTTTTCTTTGTGGTGTAAGGGTTTCGGGGTGGTTGCAGAAATATTTTGGGAAAAAGTCTTGACAGGTTCGGTATGGTAGTGTTCAATGATTGTCAGAGCAGCCGGTTGGGTTGCTGTAGAGAGAGAAAGAGAAAGAGAAATGAATAATGGTTATCCGCTAAACGTCAACTATGTAGAGGTTGGCGATCGGTTGTGGGATGGTGAGCGTGTCTCGCTGGTTGTGAGTGTTGCTAAAGATGTGAGCCGGTGGCTTCCCGGTTGCGATGTTCTGATCTTTACCGCCGACGAACGTGGCTACCGTCGGCCCACTCGCCATCATCGGCGTGACGCTGTGACTGTTCTCTATGGTGATCAGAACGTAGAGGTGGTCTGAAATGAGCGCAGATATTCAGAGCACTTATGTGTCTATTGCACGCGCTTGGGTGACTTGTCTCGGTTGCTATGCGAGTCGGTGGAATGGTCGCTGGTATGACGAGAGTCAACTCGACGAGTTACCTACCCGGTGCGAAGTGTGTGGCAGTGATGAATTCTGGGTGACTGACTTCGAGTCCGACTATGGTCGCCCGCGTGAAATGTCTCCTGCCGAGTTTGTCGAGTTCTGCGAGTTTTGGGTAGAGATCGCGGCAGTTCATCACGATAACGAGATAGAGGTAGCGCGTGCCTATTGGGATAATGTGGGCATGAGTTACGCACCCAATGACCCGGATGAGTTTATGCGTACAGCGTGCGAGCGTTACGCGTTTCAGTGTGACGGCAGTAGTGAGCGACAGTTGGGCTATGCGTATGATGAATGGCTACAGGAGATCGGTGACCCTTGCTCAGAGGATTTACCCGAACCATTCCGGCACGCTATCGACTGGGAGAGTCTGGGCCTACACGTTTGCCATACCTTCTCAGTGACCAAGTTCGATGGCACTATCTTCGTATTCTTCAACTAATAAGAGAGAGAAAGAGAAAGAGAAATGACTACCTACTACCGTACCGAATACCGCAAGGCTTTCGATATTCTCGCCTACACCTATCACGCAGATATCTACTGTGTGGCATGTGGCGAGAGTCTGCCAGATATCGACCCCGAGGGTAACGATAAACACCCGGTGTTCGTGTGTGATGAGATTTTGCCTACCGAGTCATGCGGTAACTGTGGCGAGTACATAGACTAAAACAGAGAGAAAGAGAGAGAAAAATGAGTGACACATTTTGTGTGTGGTATGCGAGCGCAGGATGTATTCCTGACAGTGAGCATCCCGAGTTTATTGGCACGCTCGCTGAGTGCGAACAGTGGATAGTTGAAAACGCTGACGACTATGTTCGTGAGTGGGTGCAACATGACTTGTATTCGCTGAGCATCGGTGAGTGGGAGGCTGATGACGATGAGTAAGCGTTACCTGTTAGAGAAACGAGCGATCACATACTTCACTGTGACTGTCTATGCAGACTCTCCAGAAGAGGCTTTAGAACTTGCCGAAGATGGTGAGTACGATAATGAACACGCTTACGAAACTGAAATTGAGATCGACAGGTCTTTCATTGAAGAGGATGAGTCGTGATTGCACACTTGACTGAGACACAGATCATGGACATCAAGATCGGACTCACTGCGTTCGCGCTGTTCGTGATTTTCCGAGTCGGACTCTATGCGTACGATACTCGCAACGATTTCGAGAGACCGAAGAAACATGGGTCTATGCACCCACCACAGAGAAAGAGAGAGAGATGAGACTTACTAAGCAACGATGGGACATGCTTCTGGACGCGATGTGTTACTGGGAAACGGTTTTAGAAGATGACGGGCCATACTCGTCTGCTGAATATCGTCGGCAGTTTGAGTCAACGATGAAATATCTATTTTCAATACAACCAAAACAGAAAGAGAGTAAGTAATGCCGAAGATTCATGTAATGACCATTGGTGATGTAAACCCGAAAGTTGTTGAGGAGATCACCGAAATCATTGACGAATTCATACCCGTAGACAATGGTCCTGACGAGCGGTGCGACGACTGCGAAGTCATGGTGCCTGATGGTGAAGGTAACTATCCAGATGGCGACGAGGGTCGTCGTGTTTGCGCCGAGTGCGCTAAGGAGGACAACTGACATGACTAACAAAGCAGAACAAGCACTCAACGTCATTCAACAACACATCGGTGACCTTGACGAGAACGGTGCGATCTGTGTAATCAACCACATTATGTCCGAATTGAACATTGACCTATCCAAGATGATGTTCTGGGACAGCGAGGAGGTTGTGTGAGATGCCTAACTGGTGTGAAAACCAAATCACGATCTTGTCAGAAGATAAGAAAGTGATCGACCACATTTACGAAGTCATCATGTCCGATGACGAACTGAACCTGATGGGTTTGCGACCCGAACCCGAAGATGTCGAGAACCTGCACATATGGAGGCTGGACAACTGGGGAACCAAATGGTCACTCAATATCAACACGCTAGACCGACATTGTTTTCTTGGAACCCATGAGATATGGGTGAACGCCGAAAGCGCATGGTCGCCACCGTTCGAGCTTTTGCAATACATCACTGGTGTTCATCCTGTCACGATCAACTGTGCGTTCCAAGAGGGTGGCATGGACTTCATCGGGTTCGCCAATTTTGTGGGTGGCAAGATGAGGGTGAGTGAGGGTTCTATCTCGGACAATCTGCCTGACGATTTCGACTGGGATGACGACGATGCGAGTGAGAGGTACAGCGATATCGTTGACAGTTTGGTAGATCAGCACGAAACGCTGGTCTATTTGAGGGAGTTGGCATCGTGATGTTGGAACCAAACCCAGATCGTTCCGTGACCCAAAGGCATGGTGACGAATACCATCTGTTCCCTGCCACGCTCGGAATGTTTGTCGATGTGAATGTCGATCTTGATATTGACCCGAAGAACATTTGTATCGAGGTCAGCATCATTCAGCAGAACGGTGAGGATGATGATGGTTCTGATGTTCGTGCGATGGTTGATGGTGAGTGGGTTGGCACTATCCGTGTGCCGATCTCAATGTTAGAGAGAAGGAGAATGACATGACACAGGAACTTGACAACATCGAACGCGACAAGGGACTGCTGATATCAGGTGTCTCACCGCAACGCGGCGAGCGACTTCTGATCGCAGGTGTCGCATACATCGTCAGTCACATCAAGGTTGACGGCAAGCGCGGCGACATCAGTTTGATCTCTCTTGACGAGGCTCGTCTTCGTCGTGACAGTCTCAACGAACTGATAAAGGACAACTGATGCGCCGAGTGCGCTCTTGACAAGGATGTTATGATGTTATTTATCGGTACTCGTAGTTGAGTGTCGAACAACAGAGAAAGAGAGAAATGAAATGGAAGATATTGTAGTTCAGATTAGTGCATCTGCACTTTCCGATCACATGAACAGGTTGTACTGGGATAGTGGCATCGCTAGAGAAACCTCTGACGGTTGGCTCTGTGACCACATCGACTTGGAAGGTGCGACGATTACTATGGTCAAAGACGGTAATCGTAGTTGTGTTGTTAGTTTGACTCGGCCTGCGTTGATTGAGTTCATTGACGATATGGCTTATCAGGTTGAGTTTGCTGAGGGTGCGCCAGCTTACACTGCGATGTGCAAGCGCACGCTTGCCAAGTTGAGGGAGGTGGTGTGAGATGAGTTACAAAATCATTTACGATATGAAAACTGGCAAGCAGATTTTTCTTGACGATGAGGTTGTTGTCATTGACGCTGGTGAACTGAAAGATCATCGGGTATCTACTACTGACATCCCAAGATTTTACGCTGACGCTTTTGGTTTTCGGGTGGACAAGATCATTGTCCATGATGCTCGGGGTGAGTACGTCGGGTATGACGAGCTTGACCCGTTCTCAGAAATCAAAGAGAGGGAGGTGGCATCGTGAGTCGGAGCTGGATGGTGGTCTACACCGACGAAGGGGAATTTTCCGACGAGTGGCATGTGTTTGAGACTTTGCCTCATGCTCAACAGTTTTATGATGAGTGTGTGGAAAGTGGTGCTCCTATCGTGTCGTTGTGTGCGGTGGTGCAGTCCACTGATTATGAATCACATGAGTTATTTAGAGAAGGAGAATGATATGGAGCAACCATCTTTGTTCGAGGCACGGAACACTGATCCGAACACGTCCCGACGGGCGGCAGAAGCCTTGTCTCACAAATTGACTGACAGGCACGAAGCGATCATTCAGTACGTCAAGGACTGTGGGTGCGCTACCGACGATCAGATTGCGTCAGCGATGGTAGATCGTGGACTGTGGGCACGCCATGAGCAGGCACGACGAGCGATACGCACCCTCAGAGAGCATCACAGACAGATGAGAGCTGTGCTGAATGATGACGGCACAGTCGCAACCGCAGAGAATGTGTCGGGTCGTCAGGCGATTTTGTGGGAGATAACTTGAGTGTTGGCTCAACGGTATGTCTATCTCATTCAAGAACACGATGTGGCTTGGGCAGTAGCGATAGGTGCCGTCGGCTGGATCGTCGGTCGGCTCATAGAGAGAAGGAGAACATGATTGCCACAGCCGACGACTACATCGTGCTAGGAATTCTCACACCCATCGTTGTGTTGCTGTTCCTCATCAAGTAACATCAAGACCGCAGTCCCTCACCTCGTTTTTTCTCTTTCTCCGAGGTGGGGGACTGTTTTTATTTGCCCCAACCCCTGTTCGTTGCACGCCAAGTCAACGCAGGGTTCGACTGCACCACCTCTGAAGCTCTCTGACCATCCTCGTACAGCCGTATGACATGCACACAGATGTCGTCACCCTCGTAGATCTGTTCTTCTTCTTCTTCAGATGTCGGCAAGCCGTCGTGAGTAACACACACGGGCGGTGAACACCAGCCTCGTTCCCACCCCCAGTTTGCCCATTCCTCAAAATCCATTGTCGCTCCTCACGTCGTCGAGTCCTGTGATGATTTGTTGCCGCGGCCCAGGCTTCTTGTATTCACGCAATTTGCCGGTGCGTATGTAATGGCGTTCGGTTGGTGTGGTGCCCCCGTAGATACCGTGATCTTCGACAGCGGGGAATGACAGCGCGTATTGCAAGCATTGTTCTGTGACTTCGCACTCCTGGCAGAGCTGTAGCCCATATTCTCTCAGGAAAGGGTACCCGTCTGGAGGGTGGAACCAGTCGGGGTCTGCTCCTTTGCAAGCGGCCTCAATCATCCAAGCGGGTGTCATCTTTTGCCAACCCTAACCGTCTACGCTCTCTTCGCCTGTCTATCGTTGTCATACCGCCGAAGATTCCAAGTAGCGCACGCTCAGAAAACTGGAGCGACCAGTCTCGACAGTCTTCTATGACTTTGCACTCATCACAAATAGCTCTTGCTCTGGCAACCTTTTCTTTGGATGCGCCCTTATCAGGAAAGAACACATCAACTGGTGTGTTCCGACAGTTGGCTTGCGACCGCCACTTTTCTTGGCTTGGGTCGTAATAGATTTGTGAAATAGGGAGTGCGAGTGGGTTGCGTTGGCTCATCAACAATATCTGGAGGGTTTCTTTAGGCTCATGTACCAGGGTTGGCACCATCTGTCGTAGTAATCGACGGCTATGTGGGCGATGGTTAGAGCGACGACCAAATTGGGTGCGACTTCATCTCGCACTTGTTGTTTGGTGTATCCAAGTTCGGTTGCGGTTTCGTGCCAGACAGACCACTGCACTTGCGTCAGGCCGACAGCTCCGTTGCCGGTCAGTCCGGTTCGGCCTCTGCTTTCTCGGTACATAATTTCGTCAAGGGTTGGCAGCCATTCGAGAGGCCAACCAACTTCGATGGCGGTTACCCACAGGTCTGGGTAACGTGCGGTTTCAATTTCAGGTATCGGCACGGTGGTCGTTGTAGTGGTCGTCGTTGTCGTAGTGGTTGTCGTTGTCGTGGTTGTGACTCTGGCAGGCTTAGAACGCAATCTAGGGGGGTCTGAAGTCACCGTGGAGGCAGGGGGAATGACCTCCATAACCGGAGCTTCAGTAGTTGCGTTCTGTCCGACTACTGCGATGACGATGAACAATATCCATCCAATAAATTTCATCAGTAGCCAGCATCTTTCAGCAGACGAGCAAGGTCTTCGAGTCGCATCACTGCGTACTGGTCGCCTGCGTCGCCTTTGCCTCGGCGTTTCGCTACAACGATGCCATAATCAGCAGAAGCATTAGCACGTTCCACTTCAGCTTCTTCCAGCCACTCCGAGAACGACAATGTTTTGTGGTTTTTGCACTCAATAACGAGGCCAGGGATTCCGGTGATGTCTCCGAGGTCATGGGTGCCTGCGAGAGCGCGTCTTTCGGCGTGCGGGAATCCGTTTTCGGCAAGCCATCGCACGACCAGTGTCTCAAATGCTGTGCCCTTTGCCTTGTTCCTGCTCATCTCGTTCCTCCATCGTTTTGCGTCGCTTGCCTGCACCGCATGAGTGCATTGGTGGGCCGAGCAACGGGCGATATGTGGTGAGCGTCTGACCGCAAATGCGGCACCACCATTCTACCTTCTGTTGCGGTTTCATGTCAGAAAGCTTTGACGTACCTCTCGTGAACTTTCTCGTTCTCGATCTCGATACTGCTTCGTGACGTAGCACCTGTGGATAACAGGCGGTACACATGGGTGCGTGCGTCCAACGAATCAACACCGGACTTACGCATGTCTCCGTAAGCTCTGCGTACTCGCCACATATCTATCGGTAACACAGCCATGTACGGTGAGCTGTCCTTGCGGAACCGGCGAGTAACCATGTAAATCTTGTTCATGTTCCCTCCTTGCCCGTATTAGAACGGGGCTTCTTCTGCTGGTGCTGGTGCTTGGATGCGTTCGATGCCACCGAACCGGATTGACAGCGAGATGTCGTCGGCCAGGACTTGCATACGAGTGACTTCCACACCGTCTTTATTTGTGTAGGTATCTTCGGTCAGTTTGCCTTCAACTACGACACGGGTGCCTTTACCGAGTGACACAGCAGCATGTTCAGCGAGGTCACCGAACGCTGTGACTGAGTGCCAGATCGTTTTCTTTTTCTCGTCACGACCGCTGGTGTCGGCAACACTGAACTTCAGGATTGCCATAGCTGACTGTGAGTATTTGAGTTCGGGTTCTCGCCCGACGTTTCCACTGATTTGGATGCGGTTCATTTTGAAATAAGCTCCTTGAATGATGAGCGCAGACGGTCTAGGTCTGCGATTGTTGCTGTTGGAACGTTGAGATCCATTACTGCATCGGCTGGTACGTCTGCGTGTCGGCACACTTCTGTCGGGTCAAGTCCTGCGCCTTTACATGCGTTGACAAATTTTTCGATGACTTGTGTGTCAGCCAGTTCGTCGTCGGCAACTGGGACAGGTTCAGGTGCTTTCTTTGCCGGGGCTTTCTTCTTTGGTGCTGGTGCGACATCAGACTCACCACCCCACTCTTCCTTGCTCCACAATGAAACGCAGATGGAAAAACGCATCGCCGTATTGCGAATCAAATCCGACCACAACTCTTTGAACAAGTCCTGCTTGTTGTGCGGCGCAGATCCAATACCAAGACGGGTGTGACCCAACAAGGTGAGTGCGCCCATCATGTGCGCCATACCGTTCTCTACACGGTAGGCGGGCAGGCCATCGTCGTCGATCTTGAGCGGTTCCAACTTCCACAGCGGGTCAATCTCCGTCAAGATACGAGTGATCTCTGCGTGACCCACATAATCAAGTTTGATGTTGCCTCGTGGGAGTTTGCCGACAATCTTCGGGTCGGGGACCGCATACTTATCTAAAACAAGGCGCAGTTTTTCTGCGTTTGGTTCGTCCATTATTTCCCTCCTGTAAGACGCAACACACGAAACGTGCTGTTCGTCTTGTACTCACTGTACAACTCTGGGTGGTCTGAAGCAAACCTTTTCTGATCGAACCCAGAACGTGACTGTTGTTTCCAAGTGACAGCCGTGCTCCCACCGATAGTTCCGACAGTGGCACCATCCAAAGCCAAGCCAAGTTCGGCTTTCAGTTCGTCCTCCCGTGAGGAGAGTTCTTTCTTCTCTGCCTGTACTGCACGCAACTGTGCGATCAACGCTTCGTGATCGTCGATGCTGACAGGTTCGTCGTCAACTGGCAGCGTGCGTGCAATGTCGTCGTAGGTGTGTTCCCACTCGGATGGGACAACACCAGTAGCGATGTGCCGACAGAAATCTGACACCCTGCCAACATGCTTACCGATAATACTGCTGTCCATTTTCTGCGTATACAAATGCAGATCAAGAGTGCTGTCAAAGATGCCCCACAACACTTCATCGACACCAGCACAAGCGGCTTGATGTACGCCTTGCCAAAACCAATAGGCCGGAAGTGGGCCGCGACCGTCGATGTCTAAGTTCTCGTCCCATTGACGGTTGTACGTTTTGATTTCGATGACCCGCTTGGGGTTGTCTTGTGGCCCGACGATGCCGTCAAGTGTTGCGATGAGTGATGCGCCTCCGCTGGTGACGGAGTACATCACTTCGGGTGTGTACACCTGCTCTCCGATTTCGTCAGCAACCCATTCCAAGATGACTGGTTCAAGACGGTTACCTCGTTCCATCGCCCTGTTTGTTTCGGTAACTTCTGGTTCGTCAGAAATCTTGTCGTATGCCAACGCCCATTTTGTTTTGAAGCGGTGCTCGCCGTGTACAGCAGCAGCTTCGCTTGCTGACACAACTGGGTATCCAGTTTCGTCACGCTGCCTGAGTTTTAGCCACTCAAGCGATCCGTGAGGTGGTTTCGAAATAGTGATCCTTCTCATTGTCCCTCCTTTGTAGACGCAGATAGTTCTACCAGAGGGGTGTCACACTTTACAAGTCAAAAATCTTCGGACAGCCAATTCACTGGGACGCAGACCTGCAAACTGAACACAGCCAAAATGCACTCCCAGGGGATATGCAGGATGTCGCCAACCGTTAGGCCACCACTTTCGGGTTCGATCGGTTCACCGATAGTTGAACTGACCAAAGTGAGGTGACCTTCAAGACATTTCGGCCATACCCATCCGGTGCTCAACACATGGACTTCTTCAGGTTTGTAGGTATCAGTGTTAGTCCAACTGCTGTCCCCGCCTGCGTGTGCGTCTTTCCACTGACAGACCACCAGAGGCCAGGTGTCATCTTGATCGTAGATTTCGCTCATTCGTCCTCCGCATCGTACGGTTCACCATGCCTATCACATTCACGGCACCGACGGCCTGTGTTCGCAGGCCACACCTCTCCGCAGAGAGAGCACGTTAAGAGGTTAGTCATCACCCACAGAGTACAACTCGCCACGGAACCATGCCTGCCCATCATGTATGGGTATTTGTTCGTAAAAAAAGTTGCCGTCACCGGGTTGGAATGTGACGATGCCTACGCCTTGTTGCCAATCTTCTAAGCCGTCGCTGATTAGTGGTCGCCCCTCGATATCATGCCCGCCGCGCGTCGAAGGGACAGCTCCGTTCGTTTTTGCGAGGCAGCCAGGGGTTGCGGCCATGATAGTTTTAGCCCCGTCGTAATCATTCCGAGTTCTCTCTGCCCATTCCCTACGGTGGATGTGACCGTAGATGACTGAACATTTCTCGTTCGCAAGGTACGCATGAGCCGTTGAGCCATTCGATTTGACACGGTTGCCGTGAATGACTTTGAGTTTTTCGTTAATCCAATGGCACCCCGCTGGATACCCTGGAACATAACGAATATTGGCATCATCAAAACGGCAAAGAAAAGGCACGCTAAGAACAGGTAGCCCGTGATTGTCGTTGCCACGTTTAAGGCCGAACGCCGCTTTAAGGTTGTCCAAACTAGCCGCTCCAATACGAAATTCATGATTGCCCTCCAACCAAACGATTTCTGCGTCAGGCGCGCAGGCTCGTAGCTCGGCAGCAAACGTAGCTGCACGGTTAATAGATGCTTGGGTAGTCTGCGCGTACGCTGGTGACAGCCGGTACTTGCCGAACTCTGGTGCGTCCAGCATGTCGCCAACACACACCACTACCTCCGGGTTCAAGTCACGGATCATGGACATACACAAACTGATTGCGTCCTCGTCATGCGTAGAAATAAGTTCGCCTTCAGCGTCCCTGTAGTAACCGATCTGTGCGTCAGGCACAATGACAGCGGTCTGCCATCCTTCAGGCTTCTGAAGCCCTTTTACCGGCCTTACAGAGCATTTGACGGGCGGTGCCTGCGACACCGGGTCCCACTGTGGACCTTCAGCCCAAGCTGGAGACAGTTGCACGCCCACAAGGTCATGGATTTCTGCCTGACCCTCATCGTTCTTGGTTAACGACTGATACAGGGAGACACGGGTGATGCGACCAACCTCGTCAACATCAATACCGTTGCGGTCAAGCAACGTAGCGATCTTGCCCAACACTTCTTTCTTCGGTGGAGGCGGCGATTTCAGTTCGTCAGATAACGCCACAAGCACACCCCCCACGGATATGACGTTGCAACGCCCCTTTATGAATCGGATAACCGTTCTCGGTCAGGGTTTCCGCTAACCAAACAGCGGTGGCTCCATGCTGCCGTTGAGAACGTACGCCACGAGGCTGGCTGTACACAAGTTCAATCGCAGAATTAAAAGCATCAAGGTCTTCGCCACTTAGCTCTTGTCGTAGGGTTGCTACACCGCAAAGCGGTCCTGTCGGCTTACTGTCGGGAACCTGTTTTAGTGCTTCGGCTAGTCCCATTTATGTTCCCCTCCCGCTCTAGTCGGGTTATTAGATGCGCTAGATGATGGGCTTCATCTTGGCCTCTGGGAACAATTCTAGTCATAAAGTTGGTAATGTCGCGGATCTCATTTGGTGCAAGCATGGAACATGAGATTGTACACCATTACTTTTTGTGCGCGTGCCTACTTTTTGTGCGCGTGCCACTCCATGTGGTCGTCAAGACGGTCGTCGAGCCGGTCAACTTTGTTGTCAATTTTCCGTAACAGAAACAGATTTGTGGCATGGTCACGGTTGTTTTGGCGACGGAACTTTTCGAGAACGACGGTGATGATTCCACCAGGGGCGATGACCGCCAACAGAATCATCAACCATGTCGGCATGACAAATTAGTTTTTGAACGCTGACTCAACGTCCTCGTTAGTCAGTTCACCGTCAGCTTTGTATGCGGTGGCAAGAGTCTGAACTGCACCGAGAGCTGCGATACATCCGGCCATCACAGCGGACTTCCAGACTGCCACATCGACGATGGCTCCTGCGAGAACGTTTGGTACGCCTGCGGCGATAAAAGTTGCGACGAGTCGCTTGGCTACTATTGCGATCATTTGTCTTCCTTTGGTGGGAATATCTGGGATAGAACGTAGAAGATTACACTAGCAACAGAAATACCAATCGCATAGTCTTGGGTCTTTCCAGACAGCGTAATAATTACGAGCATCAAACCGCCCACCATGACCGCAGTCTCGCAGGCGAGGACAAAATAATGTTTCATCGTCGGGTCCTCCGGCGAGCTGGGATAGTAGGAACGGCAGACACCATTGTAGCAGTTGCAGCCACGAGAGTCTGTCGAGTCTCGACGCTCACGGTGCTCCCGGCTGGAACATAGTCAGGATACTGTTCGGCAAACTCATCTCCGAAGATATCGACTTCTTCCTCGAAGACCTCTTTTTCTTCTTCGGGTGCGTCTTCTGGTGGGGGTGGTGGGACTGTTGGTTTTGCAGCTGAAGTGGGGACAGTTGTGGGTGGCAGTGAAGTAGTGGGTGCAACCGTCGTCGTGGACGATGTAGTCGAGGTAGACGAAGTAGTCGTCGTGGGCGCAAGAGTCGTCGTCGTGGTCGTCGTAGTTGTAGTCGTGGTGGTCGTTGATGGCAAAGGTGGGCGTGTAGTGGTGGTTGTTGGGGGCAACGTCGTCGTTGTGGTGGTGCTTGTCGTACTCGTCGTAGACGTTGTAGTCGTGGTGGTGGTGGTCGTTGATGACGTAGTGGTGGTCGGGGGGATCGTGCTCGTTGTTGTCGTTGAAGGCCATGTCGTTGTTGTCGGTGGGAGTGTCGTGGTGGTGCTGGTTGTGGTGGTAGATGTTGTGGTGGTGGATGTTGTAGTCGTCGATGTCGTACTAGATGTAGTGGTCGTCGGCGGCACAGGTGTCCAAGACTCTTCGCCAAACGTGACAACCCATGTGCCTTCAGGAACCGGCTCGTTTGTGACGACAGTTTGATAGGTGTTGAACCGCAACGTAAACGTGCCAAGCGGTTCCGCAACTACCAAACGAGATGAGAAACAATCCCCGACATCGTTATGCGCCCCATCATCATCCTGAAAATCTACGTTGCCGGACTCATCAAGCAGCTGTAAGTACGGATCTGGGGTGGAAGCAAAGTCAAACGGGCAGTCCACCCCGGTCGATACCGTGATATCGAGGGTGTCGCCCTCCTCAAACGTGACAGTCCAATCGACAAACGGCTGGTCGGGTCCTACCGTGACAGTCAGCGGATCTGCGTACGCTTGAAAGGGTGCCAGTAGGCACAGAAAAAATAGGCCAACGAAACCTATCTGGCTACAGGTAATAAGGCGACGGCGCACCGTCAGCCAAACATGCACTTCCAAGTGCGAGGACCGACGATCCCGTCAGATGGTCCACAACAATCGGTGTTCTTCTTCTGCCAAGCCTTCACGGACTTATCGGTCTTTGGTCCAAAGTCGCCATCGACGTACGCACCGACCTGTTCCTGCACGAGCTTGACGGCTTCGCCCTTGCTGCCTTTACGCAACGAGCGACCGGGGTATGCAGGTGTCTTCTTCTTTGCGGCTGGTTTACGGGCAGGCTTTTTGCCTTTCAACAACTTCGCCATTGTTTCCTCGTAGTACGAAGCATCATCCGCATAGCGGTTGGATATCTCGATGTGTACCCAATCGCCTCCAGGAACACCCGAAAACGCCTTCTTTTTGTAAACTCTCCAAGCGTCACGATCACACTTGTAGCCACGACCCCACGGCTTCGGGTAGTAATCGAAGCAAGCTTCCAACTCTAGCTCTGCCGCATTTTCCACCAAAAAGTCCATCATTTTGACGGCATCCTCGTACTTGCCTGACCCACGGTACTTACCGCCACGCCAAGAAAGATCAGCGGCACGACCCGTCGAGTGCACACTGTAAGTGGACTTACCGCGCTTTTTTCTGACTACAAGAGTTCCCAGATTCCAGAGGCCGAACTCTGCTTCAAGCAGGTCAACCAACTTTTCTAAGCCAGCCTTCTTGCGCTTTGCAACCTTGTCGTATCCGGTGTATCTACGCTTTGCCATGATTTATCCTTCTGTAACGACTAGAGAAATACGACGTAACTTACGTCAAGACTAATAACGTCTGTCGAAGCATCGTTGGTGCTGGCTGTAAAAATAGTGCTGACGTTGCCAGAAGTATTGCCTGAACCAGAATCAATCTCGTACACCCGAACTGTAATAGTTGTGTTTGTGATCGCAGTGATAGGTAAAGCAATTACTGTTTCCCCACCACCAGAGCCACCTGTTGTTTGCTCACGCAGATTGACAAATGCCGCCTGAACGGTGGCACCCAATCCGTGAGTAATTGTCGCTGTACCATCATTCTGTGGATAAATAGTCGTGTTGCCTCGCACACCACGGAACACCGTCGCATCA